CGATAGAGTTGAATCTTCGATGCGAGGTCCACGTTCTGAGAGCCCTCTGGGATGAGGGTGCTCCTGTCGTCGCTCATCAGCACGTCGATGGCCACCATCTTGGTGCATACGTCCTCGATGGCCTGCTCGACATATCTCTCGCCGTAGATGTACGCGACCTTGACGGCGTTCCACTCGAAGAACGGGTATGAGTTGTTGAAGTAGATGATGCCCATCTCAGCGTCGAGCCAGAAGTCCCTGAGCCTGCCCTTGTCGCCGCTGGAGGCGCCCCCCTGCAGGTCTATCGCCAGTCTGTGCTGAGTGATTGTAGCACCTTCGCTACTCATGCCGGTAGTAGAGCCATTACCCGGACCATGGCTGCTGAGTTGTTTGCAGTTCAAGAATGAAGTTGCTGTTTTCGCTTGATAGAACACTATATCATCCGTCACACCTGAGTTTTGAGCGCCAACAAGCAAACCAGAGGGAGCGAAACCTTCCGTGGAAGCGACTGTTATGCTCATCGTACCAGCACTCAAGTCCCCGGATGAAGATGCTGTCGTCGCTGTGCTGGTGTTAGTCTGTGACAGTGTGAGTGTCGCGTCTGGTGTGTCGCTGATTGCTATTGTTGAATCCTCGCCGCCGACGGAGTCTCTCATGCTGGTTATCTTCACTATCCCCGAGCCGTAGTCGGCATTGGCGCTTGCGAGGAACTCGTTGTGGACCGCCACGTTCGATGTCGAGCCGGGCATGGTGAGCGCTGTACCTCCTATGTCTGCGAACTCGATGGCAGTTGCTGATACCCTGTCCTCCTTGTTGATGAGGTCGGCGAGGCTCTGTGCGTTGCTCATGTTGTCCAAGTCCAGCCTGAACTTGCCTGTATCACCTGAATAAGCACCTGCATCACCTATGTCCACCGATTCCAGTGTCGCATAGACACCTGAGCCATTGGCTAGGAAGATGTCCACTTTATTTACTGCTGAACCACTTGCGAAGGTGGTATTGCTGTTTCTCTTTTCAAATCTGATGCGAGCCTCAGCAGCGCCAATCTCCCTGTAGTCGTCGCCCTGCCACAACTCTATGCGCAGCATCTGCTGCACGTTGCGAAATAGGAGCGGCGTGGTGCCGACGTAATCCGTGTAGTATCGTCGCCTGTACGGCTTGTACGTGTCGAAGTTGATGTACTCGGCAGAGACCAGATTGGGTCTCCACGAGTTGTGAGTCATGTTGTCTATCCTGTCCTGTGCGCGTAGTATGAGCGTCTTCACCTTGTCATACGTGATTCCTCTTGTCCTGCCGTTCGTGAAGGAGGCGGTGTTCTGCACATAGCCGTTGTCAGCCGTCTCGTAGAGGCCCGGATTGATGGCGGATGAGAATGCCAGTTTCACACCGCTGACGGTGGAGGTGATGGCGGTGATTGCGCGTTCCAGCCCCATCGGGTCCGCATCGCTGTAGATGAGTATGGTGTCGCCCACTGAGAATCCTATGTTCCTGTAGTCCGCTCCTGTAACGAACACGGCGTTCGCCTCGGCGTTGGAGGACATCAGCACGGCCTCTTGAGGGCCTATCTCGAGGAGGTCAGCGACTTTCTGAGGGGTGGTGTACACCAGAGCGGTGGGGTCGAGGGGCCTTGTCTCAGGCTCACCGGGGCTGAACACCTGTGGCATTACCGCCCCCCCTCCAATTCTTGAATGTGGTCTCCTTCATCTATCGCTAATCGTGCCAAGAAGCGCCTATCTTCATCTTGGTCCATGGTTAACGGTGTTTTCTGATTTTCTATTTCTTGTTGAAATTGCATCAATTCCTTGTAAGTTTCATTTTCAGGGTGAGTGAAGTAAGGATAGGATTCAGCATACCTATTTAACAACTCATCGAAGGGTACACTTTGTGTCCAGCCAACTCCTTCCACCCATTTGTTCTCCTCGGCATTCTTGAAATTCTCGGCTTTCAAGAATACCCAAGCCTCGTTGAATGCGCTCACAGTTTCCCCTCCTCATAACGAAGGATGTCTGCATTCTCTGCTGCTCCTCTTACCAAGAAGCGCCTTTCTTCATCCTGTATGGCTCTTAACGGTGTTTTCTGATTTTCAAGTTGTTGAAGATATTGCATTAAATTCTTGTATGTTATATTTTCAGGGTGAGTGAAGTAAGGGTAGTTGTTTGTATAGTGACTTAGCAACTCATCGAAAGGTACCCCACCACCTGCTACTGTTATCTCTTCAAGGCGAGACTTACCAGCAGGAGTCTTGTAGTCACCGACATCATACAAATAATTCAATTCAGTCGGCGGTCCAATCTCCCAGAACCTCCCTTCGTTATCAGTGTAGGCTTTCAAGAATACCCAAGCCTCGTTGAATGCGCTCACAGTCTCGCCTCCTCGTCTCTGTGTCCCATGTTGTACTCCATCGGCTTTTCGCATGCACCGCATGTCTCCCTCCACATGAAGTGTAGGAATCCACAGTGCTTGCAGCGCGTGCCAGCGCCTATGTTGAGCACGTCGCCTACGTTCTTGTTACGTTTGCGCTGCTCTGATGTCACACCGGCGAGGGGCTTGTCCTCTGAGAGAACATTGCCCTCCCCGATGCTCGCTGCGTATCGGACATTGGTCTTCTGAGCGACTGACAGGTCTTCGATGTCAAGCGTGCGTAACTCGAACCCCATAGTCTCCCCTCATCACGAGAAGGACCCGACTACAAGATAGATGTTACCCAACTCTCGCATGCTTACCCACCTCAGACTGTGTAGGTGAGTAGGAAGTAGTGTTGGCCGAGCGACATGAAGGGCTCGACGCTAACGAGTGCCGTTGTGCTTGCCGCCGCTACCCCAAGAGCACCTGTGCCACCTGTGGCTCGTAGGTCTGCTTGTATTGCCGCTGTCGCTGTGCCGTCAGCGACCTGCTTGGGGGTGTATGGACCGATTACTCGGTTACCATACCCACTTAGTACTGCCATCTAGGTCACCGCCTCAACTGCGGTGTCCCATAGCGAACCATGTACCGTCTTGCCCGTTCACGTTCTGGATGACCAGAGAGGTGCCGTTGATGAGTGCGAACACTCCATCGACTCCTGCACCAGTTCCAGCGGTGCTGCTTCCTGCGACTGCGTTGCATGCAACTATGTCGGCTAGTATGCTGGAGAGGTCTATTGTGCCTCCAGCATCGGAACCACCATTGGTGAAGGTGCCTGTAACCATTAGCAGGTTACCCATTACGTGCGGTCTTGTGTCTATTGTACTAGCAAATGCCATATTTTAATCACTCCTGTGTTTCTTCTTCAAGTTGTTGCTCTACTACTGCCTCTACCTCATCTTCCACCACTGGCTCTGGTTCCGGTTCTGGTTCCGGTTCTGGGGCTGGTGGGTTCAGATGCTGGTCGACGAGTTGTAGCAATTTTGTTTTAGTCCTGTATGACGAGCGTGCGAACTCGACACCCTGAGAGTCGAGCCACGCGGAGATGTCCCCACGTCGCCACGACTCGTCAGGTATGCCGTCTGCACCTTCGTCCGTTGTTGGCGCCTCGTCTCCCTCTAGGGAGAAGTAGGGTGCCACAAGCCAGTTTCGCCATTCGTCGACCCATTCCTGTGAGACATCCCTAACTTCACCCCGAGTGAAATCAGGCGTATACGCATCAGGACTACGTCTGTAGAAAGACGGTCCGTGGTAGCGCACTGAGGGCAGTTCAATCACCTCACTCTACGAGTAGTGTGATAGAGTTACCGTTCGAGGTAGCCTCTGCGGTCAGAGTAAGAACCAGTCCGCTGAAAGTGGCGATGTCGTGGTCGTTGGCTGCGCCGTTGACCTGTCCGACTATTGCTACTATGCTGCTTAGGCTGACTCCGTTCACTCCGCTGAAAGTCAATGTGTCTGCGCTTGTGTGGTCCTTGTCGTACTGGACCGTAATCATGCGCAGGCTTCCACCAGCGGTGTTCGTGTCATCGTTGTTGGTAGCATTGAACGGTGTTAATGCTCCGGGGTAATCGTCTGCTGCCCCACCTGCACCATCCAGCCATCTTGTGCTGCCTGCCTGTGCGCCTGTTCTCATGTCTATGTCAGCGAGGACGGAGACGCTTGAGAACTCCCCATCATCGAAGGCTATTTTTATTCCATTGCTTGTTATGCTTGTTGCTGCCATTTTTCATCACCTGTTTTATCTCCTAGTTCGAGACCTCACTGAAGGTCTCTCACACTCCCCTGTGCTCCGAAGAAAGTCGTCCACATCTCACCCATGGTTCGGTACAGTCCTTCCTGACCGAGCCTGTTGATGGCGAATGGGTCGCCTGTCTCAATTCCACTCTCGTAGTACTGCGTTGGTATCGCAGTGCTGAAGTATAGATAGTCGGTGTCGAGGAAGTACATCCTGCTGATACCGTCTTTCGGCATGTCCTTGGTCGGGATGATTGGGACGCCGTTGTACGTAGCGACGATGAATCCGGCTTCCATACCGGGAACACCCTTGACGCCGTTGTAGGTTGGGGTCACTCTCTTCTCCTCCATGAACCTCTGCTGGGACTGTAGCAGTTGCTGTAGTCTCATCAGAGTGTCATATCCGGTCAGGATGACTTTCGGGTTTCCACCGCGCTCCCAGACTTGCTGGAAGAGCGTGTCAAGGTGGTCGAGGCTGAGTGTTCTGTTAGCGCTGCTTGAGTCAGCGTTGTCCTCAGCGAAGGCCCACGTGTTGGCGCTTCTGTCGATGGAGTAGATGTCCTCGTCTCCAGCATCATAGTGAGTGCCGGAGGTCATGCTCGTGTTGCCAGTCGTGACTCGGTCGAGAGACTCGAAGTTGTTTCCAGCAGCGGTCGTGACGTCCGTGAGGAGCATCTTGTTGACCATCTCAGCGTGGTGCTTGCCCATCTCTTCCTTCATGACTGCTCGGATGTCTCCGAGGCCGTCGTCCTTGTCGGCGAGGAAGATTGCGGTCTCCGACATGTCGAAGGTGTGTGCAATCGTCTTGGGCTTTGCAGCAACGTGCTGGAAGACAGGCTTCACTGTGTCAGGAAGAGTGCCGTTCTCTGCTACGCCACCGTGTAGGGTGCCACCATTGGGCTTCTCGGTGATGACTCTCCATCCCGACCTGTCCCAAGGTCTCTTTGGCAGGATGCTGAAGGCGTTGAACTCTTGGTTCAGTTGCGACCAGACCTTGCGACCGTAGATTGCTTGGTAGGTACCAGCAGTCGTGGATAGCATTGGTGCATCCGCTTTCAATAGTTCACTGCCCGAGTAGGAGTATCCCATTGCGTTTCCAGCGCCGTAGTAGTAGCGCTCCATGTCTGTTATTGTTCGTACGTAATCTCGTGCCATTCATAATCACCTCAATTGCTTATTCAGGCCCCCCTGAAGGCCTTGGTTGCGAGGTTGTGCACCTCGTCCCACGACATTGACGCTAGGTCAGCAGTGGAGGGAATCTCTACAGATGGTACAGCAGCGGACTTGGTGATTGTCTCACCGGATTCTGCTGGAGCACTGATAGCCTCGACGCGCTCTGATAGAGCGGCGATGGACTTCTGTATCTCGTCAAGTGGACCGCGTGCGTCGAACTCTAGGGCTGCAGCCTTGGTGAGTTCAGCATTGCGCTCTGACTCGAAGCGGGATGCGAACTCCCCTTCTAGGGACTTCTTCAACTCTGCCTCGAGCATAGCGGCCTTGTATACCTCGTATGCGGCTTCCACGTCAGCGGAGGAAACAGCGTCTGGGGTCAGGTAGTCGGACTTCCTGAGTTTGGATGGTTTGCCTTTCCCACCAGCGCCGAAATCGGCCTTGGGTGTCTCTGGCTTGCCGTCTTCCTGTTCCCTCTTAGGTGCCTGACCGTAGTTCAGGTCGAACTCCGCAGGAGTGGAACCTAGGTTGCCTTTCGCCACATCGTCGAAGTGGGTTCGAGCACCTGCTACGTCCACACCAGCGGACTTGAGGGTGTTCTCCATCCAATCGAGATATTCTGAGGAGATGACGTCAGAGTACTCTTCGGACTTTTCAACGTCCTCGGATTTCTCCTTGTCATCTTTCTTCTCTTCTTTCTTGTCGTCCTTCTTGTCTTCCATATGCTCTTTGAGTCCAGCAGGCATGCCTTTCTCGAATGCATCTAGACGACCTTCGAGACGTGAAAGAACGTCTGTCATTTGCGTCATTACGTCGTTTTCTTCTGTCATTTTTGTCACCTTGTTTTTGTTTTTATCTTCTTTAAGAATCTTGAACGTCGCCTCTGGGTTGATGCCTCGCTCGCAGATTGTAATCTCATGTAGTTCTAACTTGCTGATTTCTTGGTAGTCTCCATGCTCGGGGTCCGACTTCCTCACTCTCTTGAATGCCTGACCACCGATGCTGAATCCACGAAGGGCGCCCTTCCTGATTTCTGCAGCGACTTCCTTTGCTTTCTCGATGTCGTCTCGCAGTGATACTACCACAAACATGCCGACATCGTCAACCTCGCTTTTCCAGAACCTCCCTTCGTTATCAGTGTATGATGGTATTACTTCCCCGACTTGTATGTTAGAATGCGCCAGTTGCACGTTTCTGAATTTCGGGTCCTCCATGTATTTCTTGAATGCGTCTTTGAGTGCTTGCTTGGTTATTTTGTCGCCTTGCTTGTCTACCACTTCGACGCTGGCATATCCAGCGACGACGAGGTCACCACCCTTGAGCAACCGGAGATTTGACTCCCCTGTTGCACGTAGTGGTTGTGACAACACAGTATCGCACTTGGTTCTGTCATACTACATATATGAAGCGGCAATGCATTATTCCTGCTCTGGATTACTTTCTTCCTCTGAATCGCTTGACTGCGAGCCTTTCTTCCTTCTTCTGAGTTCTCTCGCCTTCGGATACTCCTCTTCCGGGTCCTCCTCCGGTCTCTCCTTCATGTCCCAGTCGGGGAGCGACATCTCCGAGGTCAGGCTCGTCGGTCCCCTAGGGCTCTGTATGCCGCTACCCATGTCGATGCCCAGACCCTTGGCCCCTGTGGTGTTGTACATCTGCTCCTTCTCGAGCACGTCTAGAGCCCTCTCGAGGACCTCCAGAGCCTTCTTCATCTTGGGTTTGAGCAGGATGTTCTTGTCTCCGGGCTTGATTATGCCCGCGCTCTCGCTCTCCACCTTGCGCCTGTGGTGCTCCTGCTGCTCCTCTGATGGGAGTACTTCGCTCTCCGTTTCTTTCTGACGCTCAATCTTGCCCTTCAGCATCATGCTGGCGACCTCTCCCCAGAACGGCTTGAGGCTCTCGGATAGTTCTATGCTGTAAGTATCCATGCCCATGTCCGAGAGAGGGGTTGTCGGCGAGTGCACCCAGTGTCCTAGGCTGCTCTTCTCGAGGGTGTAGGTGACTTGGCTCTCCGTGGGGAGGGTGACCACTATCGCTCTGTCCTCTATGTCTATGCCGTGTGCGAGGTGGACGGGTGGGAAACTCTTGGCGAGCAGTGACAGCGTCTCCATCGACACGCTGGACTCTCCCTCTCCCTCGCCGACCAACTTCGACGGGTTGATTGTGAATATGTCACGACCGCCCTTCCTCTGCCTCTTGATGCCTGAGAACCTCACGCGTACTATATTACCCTCCTCGAAGGGCTTGGGGCTCGAGACCGTGCCGGCGTCGAGATACACCTTGCCGTCGTGGTCGACCGCCCTGTCGCCTAGCCCCTCCCCGTCCAGCAGCGGGCCCGCACCGAGCCTGTATGTGTAGGGGCCGTCGCCCCTCCTGTCGAGCACGATGAGGTTGATGTCCCTGTTGGGTCTCAGCACCACCCACTTGGGATGCCTCCTCTCACCGCGCATGTATGTGCTCTTGCCGTCCCTGAGAAGGAGGGTCCTGTGCTCGGACTGCAGCGTCTTGACTGCATCCTCCAGACCCTCCTCGTCGGTGAAGCGGGTGTCATGCGGACCTGATATGAGCACCTGCTCGTGGCTGTCGTACTGGCCTCTGAGCACCTTGAACCTCTCTCTGACGTTCATATCCATGATGTCGGTGCCGTCGTAGTGGAGTATGTCTATGATATGGAGTGTGTCCTTGCCGAGTATTCCGTCCAAGGTGCAGTCCTTCTCGCCGAGTTTCTTGACGCCGGTCTTGGCCCAGTCGGGTATGGCCCTCTGACCGCCGTCCTCGTCGAACGCCCTCACCCTGTTCTTCTTCTTGGTCAGGACTATCCTGTCTCCGTCATACCACTTGGAGACGACCCAACTGCCTGTGAAGCCCCTGAGTTCATCCAAGTCCCTGAGCCTGAAGATGCGATGCATGGGGCGAATCGGTGGAATCCACTCCGGTGAGGCGTCTGCCTTGACGACGAGGTCGGGGTTGAGCAGGTATGTGGCGTACAGGCCAGCGTCCTCTATGCTCTTGCCGAGGTTCGGGTCCTGAGTCATGGGGACGCCGGTGGCTCCACCTCTGAGTGCGGACGGCTCGAACTCCGGTATCGGGTAGACGCCGTCCATGCCGTTCCTGACGTAGGTCTCAGCGACATCGGGTCCTAGAGCCGCTGATATCATGTGCTGGGGGACGGATGAGAGCCGCTGGTCGAATGTCTCGGTCCCGACCTCCGGCGTGTCCCCGAACTCGAAGCCGTGCGTGGGACGCACAGGGTGACCGAACTGCATGTTGTTGGAGGCGCTTGTGAAGTAGTGCATCATGCTCGCCCCGCCTGCGCCGAAGGGCATCGCCGGTTGGGCGTTGAATGTGATTCTCTGGGTGTCGAACTTCGTGTTCTCGTCAGCGCCGGTGTCGCTGTTCGGGTCGTACACCACCAAGTCACGCAGGTTGTGGAGGGTCTGGTTGTGCTTGCTTGACATCTCGCCCCTCCTGTGCACCTTCGTCTGACCGGTTCTGATGAAAGAGGTGCTGTTCGTCTCTCTGTCCACCGGCGCTTGAATCCTGCTGAGGCCGAAAGCGGCATGCTGCTCCCTCCTGTCTCTGTTGAATACCCCTTGGATGGCCTCGCTGTGACCGTGCAGTTGCCTGCCGTACCCCAAGTCGCCGCGAATCTCGGATATGCTGTCGCCGATTGCCTCCAGTGCCTGCTTGGGGTTGGATGCGTCCACATCGACCCCGACTTTTCTGGCCAGCCTCTCGAGCACCATGCTCGCCCTGTCTGCCCTGTTCTCCTCGAGGTGACGCGCTGCTCTGCTATGGAGGGCGTCGTACCCCGTGACCTCCTTCTCCCTCTCCAGAAGGGGTTCTATTTCTGAGATTCTGGACTCAATCTGCATCAACTGCGGGGTGAAGGAATCGTCGCCCTCCCTCACTCTCTTCTCCATTCTGCTCCTCATGCTCTTGAGATTCCTCATCTCCGCCTGAAGGGGAGCGTCTCCCGCACCGGCACCATGACCGTGCTGCTCCTTGAGATGGTCGTCGAGATGCGAGTCGTACATGGATGAGTCTATGCCCATGACGTCGCCATGCTCCTTGATGAGATTGTGATTCGACTGTATGAAGTGGATGTCATCGTCGGGTATCGTGTCTAGGTAGGATTGGATGTGACTCGTATGCGCCTCGTCGGAGGGGAAGCCGAGTTGCTCCGCTATCTCGGATGCGTCTGAGAGTCTGGTGATTGGCACCCCTCCGCCGGTGGTGAGACGCTCCCTCAGCGATGGGTAGACCGGCTCCGCTGTCTGCGTTCTATTCTCCACCATGTAGTCCGCTGTCAGGGGCCTCACTCCCACACCCTCCCAGTACTCGCTCGGCAGGGTGTGGATGGCACGCTCCGCATCGTGGAACAGCCTTCGCACGTTGGCATCGAATGACGGGTTGCTGGGGTCGAGCGCCTCCTCCGGCAGCAGTGTCGCCAGATGCTTGGCGGCATTGATGATTGAATGGATGTCGTATTGATGCTTCAGGTTCAACTGGTCGATGAGTCTGGACTTCTGAGGTCTGCTCCTACCCGTGAGCGCCCTTCCCTCCTCATCCAGATTGCCGTATCTCTCGTTGTAGTCGAGCATGGAGGAGTCTGGGAAGTCATGGGTCGACATCGAGGTTGGGAATCGGTCATGCGAGTGCAGCAGCATGGCGAGCCTCATCGCCTCTATCTTGTTCCTTCTCTGCTCACCGGAGGTGTGTATCACAGGCTCTTGTTCTCTCTTCACAGAGCCCCCGCCTGCGAATAGTTCTTCTCGTGAAAGCCCCCCTGTGTCTATATCAAATCTGAGGTTCTCAGGGTCTATATCCTTGGGAGCCAGCATATCGAGCGACTTGCCGTATGGTATGTTCTTCCTAGTGCCCTCGTTGGCTGCATCCACGAGCATGTTGTTCATCTGGTCTATTCCCATCTTCATGCCGAACTTGCTGTTCACTTCGGATTGCGTGAGCCCATGGATGAGTGCTGCTATCCCCGGTGAGGTGACTGACGAGAGAGCGTGATTGGCGGTGTCTCCACCGAGGAAGTTGGACATGTGCTGCATGTAGTGAGGTCCCAGAGGGGCCTCTGCCTCGGGTCTAATCAGATGGCCGAACAGCCCCATGTTGATTGACCGGGGGGTGATGCTCTCCCTCTGACGGTTGACTGAGGCGATGAGGCTCTCATCATCCATCTGATGGTGGTCGTGCAACTTGCTGGCGTATATGTGCTGGTCGATTGCGTGCCCTCCCTCCAGATAGGGCGCGACGAAGTCATGGGCGAGGTGCTTCCCGCCGAGTATCTCCAGAGCCTTCTGAATCTCCTCCGGTATGGCTTCAGTGTCCTTGAAGCCGACGTTGGTGCTGAACAAGGACAGGATGTCCTGAACCTCCCTCTGCCTGTCTCTCAGCGAGATGTTCTCATTCTCCCTCTTGAGAAGGGACTTCAGTTGGGAGTTTGTGATGAGGGGACCTGAGTGCTCTGGATAGCCATGCTCCCCTGCTGGTATCTCCTCGCCCTTCGAGTCGAATCCAAGAGCGTGCAGCAGGTTGTCTCTGGGAACGACGTTGCCCTTCTTCTTGGACGCTGTCAGAGTCCTCATCTCATCCATCATCTCATCCTGATTGAATCTGGATAGACCACGTGAGTCTATGTCTGGCAGGTGCATGAATATCTCGTCCTTCGGGTCGTCCGTGTTGACACCGAAGGCCTCATGCAGGTTCCTCATCGCCACATCCATGAGTTTGCTGTGACCCTTCCTGTCCGCCTCTCTCCTGTCGAAGGTGACCTCCCCCTCTTCATCGACATAGGCTGATTCCAGTGCTGAGAAGAGCGCTCTCTTGTCCGGTGGGTCGGTAGGCAGGTTCTGCGACCACACCGGTGCGACGTTGTGTGGCCCTGCCTTCGGTCCTCGCCTGACGTGACCGAGGGCATTGGTTCCTCTCATCCTCATGTTCCTCTTGAGGCGACCCATCGGGAGGCGCGTGCCGTCGTCGAACTTCACATGCTGCTCCTTGGAGTCGCTACCGTGCTCGTTCAGGTGGTCAATGACCTTGGTGCGCTCCTCCGGCGAGAGCCACTCTAGGCCCAGCATGAATGAGAGGTGGTTGAGGTATGATGGGTGGTTGGAGATTGACTTCTCCCTCTCCATTATCTCCTTGGCCTCTGGTGTGTCCCCGTAGAATTCGATAAGTCCTCTCTCCTCATCGGTCATGCCTTCCTCCAAGGTCGCCTTGTTGTCCTTGTCCATCCAATCCCGTGCTCTCGCGCTGAAATGGCTCTCCCTGACTTCCCTGTTGTCCTCGCCCTGCGCATTCTCCTCGCTCCATCTCCTGAAGTCCCTCTCGTAGAGGTCGTGCTCGTGACTGAGTATGGACTGGTCCACTGAGTCGCCGAGGGGACCGAGGAGCGGGTATGAGTAGGTGCCCTCCTTGTTCTCCCTGACATGGGGGCTGCCGGTCTTCCCCATCCATTCCTCGATGAGCCTCTCGGCGTCCCTCACCTGCTTGGAGCGGGAGTTGCCCTCCTCGTCCGGTAGGAACCTCCTTGCGAGCAGTTCAATCTTCCTAGGTATGCCCTTCGTCATCGACTTCTTCTCAAGAGGGTCGAATAGGGACGAGAAGATATGCTCGTCATTTCTGCCGTGGTATCTATCGAAGTCCGCCCGAACGTCGATTGGCAGGCCGTGAGTCACGCCTATGGGAAGGTCTTTCCTGCTGTTGATGACTCTGCCTGACCAGTGGTTGTTCCCCATAGGGAGATGGCCTTTGTGCCTCCCCCTCCTTATTTCCCTCATCTCAGCCTCGAACTTGCCCGGTCGGATGTATTCGTTCTTGACCAGAGTATCGCAGAGTATCTCACGCCAAGTGTGTCCGGGCGAGAAGTCGTGCGCCTCCAGATTGGCCTTGGCCAGCACGTAGTCTGATATCGAGGACTCTATGTCCACATCGTCATTGACTGAGTCTATGAGAGCGTCACGTGCTCTCACAAATACGTCAGCAGCGTCCTCATACACACGCTACCACCTATTGCACCGGCCTGTAATCATTGCACCCCTCGATGGGGTGGTTGCCGAGTCCGCATGTCCTCTCACCCTCCATGGGGTTGGCTCCGCATGTTGCACAGGGGGCCATTCTGGCTTTCCTGATAACACGGACTGATGACATCTAGAACACCTCAGACGCTGGTTCTCCCAGTCATCCCGGTGTCTATCTCGTGAGTCTCGACTGCTCTGTCGTGAGTGTTGGTCTTCGCGCCGAGAGCCTCGAGGTTGTAACTCTGGCTAGTGGCACCCTTGTTGGCGACGTCCTCTGATTCCAGTAGCGTGTTGTTGGTGCTGTACTGCTGGTGGTAGGTGTTGCCGCCCGTCTCGATGTGGAATGTAGATGCATCCGGCGTGGTGCCGAAGGTCTGTATCCTGTGCTGCTCCCCCTTCTTCATGGAGCCATACGATTTCATGCCTCCGCAGCCCATCTTCATGCATGCTCCCTTCTCCACCTTGGAACCGCATTCTGGGCATTTCTCGGCCTTCTCCAAACTCTCGACCTTCTCGAGGAGAGATTGTGCTTTCTCTAGCATTTCATATGCCTCTTTGGAGGCTGGGCTTGGTATAGGTCTCATTTCAGTACAACTCCCTTACTTCTCTGTGTTGAGCGGCCATCTCGTGTATCTCTTCCCATGACATCTCATGCACCTCTTCATTGGTGAAGGAGTCTAATTGCGCGTTGCTCTCTGACTTGAGGACGGTCTCATCGTTCCTGAACGGGTCCTCTAGCATGTCTATGGAGAGAGGTGTGTTGGTACGGACGTACCCTGCCCTCTTGAGGAGGGCCGCTGGGTTCTCCACCATCTTGCGGAGTTGGATGTTCTCATTGCGAACCGACCTTATGTCGCTGTCCATGGACTCCATCTTGGAGATGAGAGCGCTCATGAGTTGCTCGGTCGTGTTCTCTTCCTCGCTCATGTAAGCACCTACTGGGGTCTGTATCCACCGAAGGTGCCTGTATGGGGTCTCATCCTCGAGTTGGTTCTAGCGGAGATGATGGTTCCGGGTAGTTGCTTGCCCCTGTTGTCGGGGTTGAATTTAGCACCACGCTCGTTGTATTTGATGACCGGCACGCCGTTGGCGAATTGATTGATGCCTGATGGTGCATCGTCTGATTTAGCGATGGACATGTTGATGTCCTCGAGCATGAAGTCGCCGACTTTCAGGATTTCACTGATGTGCGATTTTGCGAGTTCGGCGTCTCCCGTCTCAAGTGCCTCAGAAAGCGCTGCTGCGTGGACATTCATCTTTCTAGCCATGGGGTCCATCTTCGTCAAATCCATCGTGCTCGCCCTTCCGTATGCATGCTGTCTTAATTACACTTATGCTCCCCGAGGCCTTCTGGCGTTCTCTAGAGCGTTGGATACGTTACGCCCGAGAGTATTGGCTGGTCCTCTCTGCTGGACGCTGGAGAAAGGAGCCCCTGAGCCCATGGATGAGCGCTGCTGTGGGCTCGCTGGCCCCCTCGGGGTCCTGATGCCGACTCCCTCTCCTCCGGGCTGCGACGCTGGCATGACCTGCTGCATGAGTCCGGCTGGCATGCCTCTGGCTGGCATGCCTCCCATTATCGGCGGTGCTCCGCCCATGCCGGCCATCGGTGGCATCATCGGTGGACCCCCTCCGGCAGGAGGAGCGCCGGGAGGGGCTCCTCCCATCTCTGGTGCCTGCTTGCGATAAACGAATCGGATGTCCCTCTCGCCCTCCTGCATCAACTCCGGCTTGTAGCCGAGCATCATCATGCGCTGAGCGAGGTTGGCCTCCATCTCATCTCGACGGAGTCTGGTAATCTCGTCCTCCTCCTCGTTCGGGTAGAGCGTGAGTTTCCAGTCGTGCACGTCCATCTGCTTCAGCATGCGCGGGAAGAGGACCTCGGTGTACACCTTCTGCCCGAACTCCACCGCTCTGTTGGTGACGAGAATCTGCATGCCCTCGTTGTTGAGGCCGCCGCTCTTCCCGTTGTCAATCATGAATACGGCGGACACGCCGTAGTACGCTGCGATTCTGTTCCTTATCTCGTCGCGCACGGAGATGTACTGCATCTCCTCCATGGTGTCCATGAACTTGACCCAGTTGACTCCGCCCCTGCCGGTGGACGACTCTATACCGACCTTCGGGACGTAGTGGGGGTCTCTCTCCATCTTCTCGTCGACCGCCTTCCAGAAGGACTTCATCGACTCGAGGTTGTCGGTGGTCACCGATATGATTCCCTTGGGTATCCTCCTCTTCTGATACGCTGTGTACATGTAGTTGTCCATCGCTGTCAGGGTCATCGCCTGTCTCCACATGGTGTTGACCGGGCTCTTCCCGTAGAGTTTGGAGGGGTTGTACTTGCTGACGTGCAGCACCTCGCCCTTGAGGTAGTACTGGGTCTTGCCGCTGCCGGCCATGTTGACGTAGTGAGCGTCCTCCATCTTGGAGCCGCAGACCTGACACGGGTCGTCCTGACCGGGGTAAGAGACTTGGTCGCGGTGGATGGGGCACACCTTGTACCTCCCTCCTCGGACCCCCCTCTTGTCAGACACTATGCGCATGAATATGGGGTCTCCCCTGATTATCTCCTTGATTCTGTAGAACATTATCTCCGAGGTCTCCTCATCGACGAAGTACTCCTTGACGAGGATTAGGAAGGCGTCATCCACCACATTGAGGTCATGCTCTATCTCCTGCAGGACGTTCATGAAAGACTGCTCCATGGAGTTCTCCTGATTGAGAAGCCACTTGGGGTAGATTATCTCGTCAGAGTCGCACTTCCTGACTGGTCCTTCGCACAATGTGCAGGCTTCCACCTCGTGCTTGTACTCCTCGCCGCACTCTGTGCACTTGACCTCGAACTTCTTCTCCCAGTAGTATCCCCTTCTGAATATCTCCTGATTGAGTTTGGCGAGCACTGTGCGCAATATGAGATTCTCGCGTGATACGGCGAATAACGCTGGTATGGTGATTCCCTGAGCCATCACAGGCTCCTGTATGCCCGTCGTGTAGAGGGGCATCTGGGGCTGTGGGGTGGTTCTCCTTCGGAACGGTCTTCCTAGGGCGGATAGGAATCGACTCACTCTGCTCTCTTCATCTGCCATCAAAGTCCCTCCGACCATTTCGTGATATCATCCACAGTGCACTCCCATTCGCTCAAGAGATTCTCGGCCTTCTTAGTATCATCCTTCCAATTCGAGAAGCGGACTACGCGCATCAACTGCTCCTTGCGAAGGGGGTCCTCCTCATGGATGTATTGCAGGACGGCCTTCGCCTGAGTGTCCTTCATCCTCAGATGAGGCAGAATGCCCTTGAGCAGTTTCTCCACGTCTGACTTCGAGAAGAACTGAAGCCTGTGCTGGCTTCTGGTGCTGTTCTTGTGAATCTTCTGATTCAACTGCAGCACCCCGCAGTCGAGGGTCTTGTGCAACTGCTCGCAGTGAGCCCTCCCCCTGTCGCCCGTGGCGACGAAGCCGGCACGGGCCTCGCCCCTGCCTGTGATTGTGATGTATCCGTCCGCGTCCAAGAAGCCGGCAGCGTACGCCATGGGGTCCTTGAGAATCAGGCCGTCGCCCCTCATCTTGACGAAGGTGCCCCTCGAGGCGCCTGTTGTGATGTCCTCGTCATCACCGTACATCTTGAGCAGTTTCGACAACTTGGAGGGTGTCATGCTCTTGCGCACATGACCCTGCTCCATGAGACGCTCGTGTATGGAACGGGAACTGAGCGGTCCCTCGATGGACAGTATTTCAGCGGTCTTGGAGAGGGTCTCCCTGTCCTTCGAGTTGAGGCTGTCGGCCTGATGCAGGGTGGAGCGCCACATCTTGCGAGCCTCCGTCTTGCTCTGCATGGCGCTGGCCCATGCTCTCTGCTCCTCCTCCCCCCAGACGTCCTCGAACTCGTCGAGCGATTTCAACGCCGAGTCTGCGTTCTCCCACAGGTTGCACGCCTGTATGAGACCCACCTGTCTGGTGTTCGAGAACCTGCGTAGGCTCTTGAGGTCCCTGTCGGAGAGACCGAGATTGCGGATGGTGTCATGTCTGTCACCAGCCCACTGTATCGAGTCGAGAGTGGCCTTGACCTCGAGGGCCTTGAGGGTTCTGACATCCTCTATGATGGTGTCAATCTCAATCTTGGACTCCTTGTTGTGCCTCCTCATCTTGCGCAACTTGTCGACGAAGTCAGCGGCGGAGCATCCGAGATGAGTCTCGAACCAGCCCTCGCCGGTTATCGAGAACATGTTCTTCCTGATTGGCTGCTCCTTCGGAATGGGGTTCGATTTGATGATTTGAAAGGAGTCATCGAGAAACGCGCTACCCCACATACTTGACCCCTCATTTGACCTTTACTTAACTACTCCTGTACCCTTGACAATACAGAGGCTGGAATACCGCCCGGTCTGACGAGGCTGATGTTGCCGTGTGGCTCAGGGTGCTGTGTGGGTGGTGGTAGTTCCCTCTCGTCCACTTGCACTATGCCCGCTCTCGCTGGGTCCAGTCCCGTCTCTCGCAGTCTCCTCGCTTGGAATTCCTGCGCATCCCGCAGAGTCGGCCATGTGTAGGAGACTTTGTCCTCCCCTCTCAGGCTCTCTGGGACGTGTCTCTTGGAGCGGCGGGAGGTCGAGCCACCGCGTATCCCCTCGCTCATGACGCCCTCCATGTCGAAGGTGGCGTGATACTCAGGGGGAGCCTTGAGAATCAGCCAAGCGTCCTCCATGGGTGATGACTTGACGATGGTGGGCTTGCCACCGACGCCCTGCTTCTTGGCTCGTTTCCTCTTGGTTGCTGCTCTCTTCTGCCCCGTCGTCATGGAGCCGGATGTCTTCGGGGTCTTGTCCGACACCTTCACGGAGGGCCTGCATTTCGGATATCCCTTGCTGGACTTCTTGGCCTTCGACCTACCGCACGGCGGGTGCTTGCCCGTCTTCGGGTCCTTCCTCGATACGTCCACCCACTTCTCCTTGAACCATCTGTTCAGGTCCTTGACGACAAGGGTATCGTGACAGGTGCATCGGTCCATTCACTCACCCCAGAAGACGGTGTAGTCATTCATGTCGTCTACATAGGTGGTGTTCATTTCTTCTTCCCCTTCTTCCTGAACTTTCCTCGGCAGTACTGCACAGCCCATCCGTTGGCGTAGGCAGATGGGTACACCTTGAACTTCCTCTTTGCTGCGGCTTTCCCCTCGGGGCAGAGTTTCTTCTCTAACGAGTCCCAAGCACCGCTCATACCGACGCAATGTCCGCATTCACAGGAGCCAGTCATCTCACACCCACCATCTTCTTCATGTTCATCGGCGCCCACGCGTCGCACACGTGGTCTGCTCGGCAGATGAAGTCGTACCACTTGCAGTATCCCGTCATGGGGTCGTCGGTCTTGCTTGAGTCCCAAGCCTTGCAGTTGCCGCACTTCTTGCCAGTGGTGGCTTTTCGATAGTTCGGTGCATCTGACTTGGCCATCAGCAGTTCCACCTCTTCAGTGCTGCGCCCTTGGGCGTGAGTTTGCCGTCCTTGCTAGTCGGCCCCTTGCTGCCGCTCATGCGAGCGCAGAAGGACTTGCGCCTCTTGGCCCTTTTGCTTCCGGGCTTGAGTTTGGATGGCTTGGTGGTGACGGGCGGTTTCAGGTTGGCACCTGTCTCCCTCTTGAACTTGGCACGACCAGCGGCGTTGAGTCCTCCCTTCCTGTGGTGCCTCTTGGGGTTGTAGCCGTGGAAGGGCTTGGACTTCTTCTTGGCCTTCTCGAAGTGCCCGTCCAGCAATGCGAACGAGGCCTGTTGCATAGGCGTGCAGCAATCACAGTATTCCCACTCCATAGTATCACCTTATGGTATCATCCAAGGGCTCCCGTAATTTGAGTTTCGATGGTCCTTGCCAGTCATCCAGTCATCGAATCCGGGCAGGATGTCGTCGAGGAGCATGACGCTGCCCTTGAACTCCTTCGTCCCCCAGTTGGCCAGAGCGAGGCTCATCGCCAAGTCGTCGTTGACGCCGACACTCTCCAGCCTGCCGTTCTTCTGCATGCCGAATCGATTGAGTTCCTCCTCCACGCGATGTGTGTACTCCCTGCTCTTCTCATCCCCGTATGGGAGTTTTATCTTGCCCTGCTCGAACGCCATGAGCAGCGACATGAACAGTGTCTCCTTCTTCGTGCGCGTCGTCATGAAGGTGCGGATGGGGATGTCCGCCTTCATGTTCTGCAACTCCGCCTCGAACATGCGCTGGAAGTTGTTGCCCTCAAGTTCGATGAGTTCAGGCTTGAAGCGGTTGTTGAGCATGAGCATCATGTTCCTCTGGGCGTTGCTGCCGAGCCCCTTGTCGTGAACGACGTGCACAATCTGCTTGATGTCGTCGTCACCCAAGTACCGCATCACCGTCATGGCGGTGTAGTCGGCGTTCTTGTCGGAGGATATGGCGGGGTCCCAACCGATGAAGTGCTGTCCCCACACCCCGTCGGCCTCGCCCAGTTCGTTGTAGTTGGTCTCCGCCCTCTCTATGAGGGTGAGTTCCTTGTCCCTCGCGGCCTCGAGTATGTCCATCGGGAACATGCTCGCCACATCGTGGATGGGCTCGCACAGGTACTCGCGGCTGAACTGTATCGCTGGCATGGAGAGTCTCCTCTGCTCCAGCGCCTCGAGGTTCCACCGCTCTGGCCACAGGGCGACTCCCTTCTTGTCGATGGCCGGGTAGGTCTCGACGCAGAACGTGTCCTTCTGCTCCAACTCCGCATACAGGTCGTTGTAGGAGAACGGCGTGCCGACCATCATGAGTTTGCTGGTGTGGTGGAGGACGGGGAGCAGGACGCCGTAGAACCAGTCTGCCGTCCTCTGCAACTCGGTCCCGCTGGTGCCCCAGAGGATATCGTCGCACACGACGACGTCCGGGTGGAAACCACGAGTCGCACCTCCGACCGACTTCGCCATCATTCGGCTGCCGTTGGTGAACTCGAAGTACGACTTGGCCCAAGGCTTGCCCTCCGGCTTGAGCCCCCTCAGACAGTGCGCAGTCTCTATGTTGTTGCGGATGAAGCGCATGTGCTCGAGGGTCTGCTCCAGAGAGTGGGAGAAAATCATGATGTGGGTTCCGGGGTTGAACGCCGCCAGCCACAGCGCGTACGACATGAACAGGGTGGACTTGCCGTGGTCTCGTGACGCCTTCACGCAGTAGTAACTCTGGGTGTTGAGCCCCTTCTCCCACATCTCGTGGTGGTGGCTGTAGTGGAATCCCAGTATCTCGGTGAAGAAGTACTTGAACGACTTCTTGGACATCTCCCTGTCCATCTCCAAGACGAACTTCTTGACGCCCTCCTCGCTCATCTCACTCACCCATCAACCGGCCTTGCTCCCTAGCCTTCTCCTCCGCGTCGGGGTCCTCATACCGGTCAAACAGCGTCTTCATCTGTGACTCTGTGATACCCTGATTCTTGGGTTGGTCTTGAGTGACTGCGACATTACCCGATAGTGTCTTCTCTTGACCGGGGGAGAACCCCTCTGCTGTCTGATTAGGTGTGGGAGCCGCTATATCAGGCATGTCTTTTGGTAATTGGCTACCTGTGTATTGGTGTGTGAAGATGGCTTGCTGCGGGTCTAACCTGTTGACCCTAGCCTCCTGTGGTGTCGGTTGCCTGAATGGTTGTGGTTGTGCAACTGCGACTTGAGGTGCTGGCTTCATACCCCTGCTGGCGGCGCGGACACCGACCCTCCTTGCTATGGGAGCGACTGAGCCGTAGGCCCCGGCCCCGGCGCCTATGGCGCTGGTCGGGCTCCTGCCGGAGGCAATGGCGTCCATCATCCTGTAACCGCCGTAGAGGCCGGCTAGTCCCTGACCTATTCTCTCCCCCGTCCTGAGCCTCTTGTACTCGTCTGAGTCCATGTCGTACCCGAGTTCCTTTGCGGCAGCGGGGGCGAGTGGCTTCTGCGGACCGCTGAGGAGATTGAGGAGACCGAGTTGCTCCACTGCACCCGCACTGCTGAGGTCGCCGACAGTAGCCATGTTGTTGGCTACCTGCTTGGGGTCGAACATCTGCTTGCGGACGAGCACCTTACTCATCGGCGCCACCCCCGAAAGCCACCTTGACGGCCTTGACGATGGTGGGGCTCATGTTGAACGTGTCAGCGACGCGATGCCAGTCGCCCTTGGAGAACAGGATAGCGCGGACGTCGTGCTTCGTGATGCTCATCCTCTCGGCCATGTAGGAGAGGTCGTCCTCGTTCATCATGCTCAGGGTCTGAGACGGCAGGTGCTTGCGGATGTCGTCGTCGTTGGCGGCGTCCTTGTACTGGAGATTCTCCATCGCCTTGATGAGCCTGTCCTCTATCGGGGAGGAGTCGCCACGGAGATACTGGTCGAGCGTCTGCTGGTAGGGGTCCGACAGCGTCTGCTGGAACCTCTGCTCCTGCGGGGTCATCGGACCGGTGGGCGCTGGCGCCCTTCCGGGCTGCCCTAGACCGCTCCTTGCCACATACACGCGACGCACCTGCTCAGGAGTCGCAAAGCGGAACGCCCTTTGTGCTTGTCGGTATTCCTCGCTGGGAGTAATCGGTGGAGTGGAAGGAGGGGTCTGCACGGGCGCAGGCTGCCTGACCGTGGCGTACTGCGGGCTGATTTCCTGCTGCTCCGGCTCCGCTATGGGGGTGCCCGCCATCTCCTTGATGTGATACTGGTCGAGATGCTGGGGCAGGTCCATGCTCATGGGGGCCGTCGGGAACCCAGCGCTCATCCTGCCGGTGTTGGGACCGGTCGGCACCTCGTCGAGCAGGGACCTGTTCGGTGTGTGACCGTGATGATGGGATAGGGCGGCGGCAACTGTCTCTGTCAGTCGCCTCTGCCCCTCCACATCGGGGTGGAGGTTGACGCCCTCCATCTCAGCATCCCTCAGCGGTGTGCCTGCGGCTTCGAGTAGTTGAGCGTAGGCGAAGAGTTCGGCAGCGTCCTTGTGGCTGTTCTTGCCTCTTCCCCTCTGGTATGCGTTCCTCACCGAGCCCGCCTTGATGTGGGTCCTCATGTCATCGGTCGTGACGCCCTCCGGTAGAGGAACCTGCTCGCGCAGGGCTGAGATAATCCTCTTCGTGTTGCCTTGAGTCGAGTCGCCCATCATGAGATGGAGAGCACCGGGGGTCTCAGCGAGTTTCCTAGCGAGCGCATTGGCGTCCGTCTCATTGGAGAGAGCCTGTCTCATGGTGATTGGTCCCCCCTCGTCCTGCATGATGACCTCGTCGAGGAGTTCCTTCGGCATCTTTGATTTATCGAGTGACATGAGGATGCTGCCGAAGGCTGCGAAGTTGGTGGGTCTGCCTGCTCTCCCTGTTGCATAGATGCCATCCGGCAGGAGATGCATCATCTCGTGGGAGTGGAGATTATCGACAGCGACACCTGCATCGGCGCCCATGTTGTTGAGGAAGTTGTCGCTCAACTCACCACGGGGACCTATCGTCTCCCCCGACTGCGCCCCCCTCTTCCTGCTTCCGACCGGCATCCCGGTAGCGGGGTTGAACGAGAGGTCAGCCACGCTGATGTGACCGACGTTGATGCCCTCGTCATTCCTCTTCAGAGTCACTCCCGCATCCGTCATCATGGCGGCGAGGAAGGGTGCGAAGGGGATGGCGTAGGACTCGTGGAACCTGCCCAGTGAGGGGTGGCTGCCCCTCCCCGAGTTGGTGTACACCGTGCCGAGCGTCCCAGCGGCGCCTCTGACCTTGGTCTCGGAGGCCTGTGACTTGCTCCTAGAGTGCTGGAAGTCCATTGAGCGCAACTTCCTCCATTCGGGGCTGTCCACAGGGGGGAGACTGTGCTCCTCCGTGTTCTTGTGAGCCTCGTTGAATCTCCTGATTGCCTCATTGACGAAGTCGGCGGCGTTTATGTTGGTCAGCCCCGCCTCCCTCAGCCTCCTCCCGACCTTGTTGATGACGCCGTCGATGCCGTGCCTGTGCTCGATGCCGAACTCGTCTGTGAACACGGCCTCCCCGAACTCGCCGGGACCGAACTCCCCCTGCGGCATCCCCAACTCGCCGTAATGCGAGAAGAGGGGTCTGTCGAAGCCGTTCCTGTTCAGCGGGTTCTCCTCCGAGTGGAAGAACTCGGGCGGGGGATTGCCGTAGTAGAAGGCCTCCCCCGTCACAGGGTGGACACCGTGATTGCCATCACCCTTGAGAATCGGATAACCCTTCTTGAGAATGAGCCTCATGCCGTTCGACCGCCCCTTCCAACGTCGTTGCCGATGGTATGAGCACCGAAGTGTCGTGGGTCGTTCTTGGCATCCTCGGTCGCCCCCTCGGGGCGGTTCGTCTGCTTGGGACCGTTGGACGGGTGGTTGGGAAGCATGGTGCCACCGCCTGATGTGTCTGCGTCGCCCTTGCCCTTCCTCTTGCGCTCCTTCTCGCGCAGGAGCCTCTTGCTCTCGGATAGCATGTGGCGGAGTTGCTGCACTGTGAACCAGTCCATCCTCTTCTGGAGGTCGGAGCCGGAGTGCAGGTCCTCGCTCGCCATGATTGGCATGGGCGGTGGAGGAGCAGAGGCTCCCATCCCCATGCCTGTTGTGCCTCCGCTCATGTTCAGATGAGGTGCGCCGGCGATGACCGGCGGGTTGATTGGTGGTGCCCTCATGGGCTTCAGTTTGGGCTTAGGCATGCCCCTCGTGGAGTATCCGCTGATTTGCGGTATGGATGGTGATGCGGGTGTTCGGACCTGACCCTGCTGGGCCCTGACCTGCTGCCTGCCTATCTGCTGCATGTACTTCCTCGGGTCCTCCAGCCTGAGAGGCTGCTTCGTCTTGATTCCCCTGTGCTCCATCTCGACTGCGAGGTGGGCCCTTCCGAGGCCGGTCCTCTTGGTCTTGCCGCCCAGTGCCCTCGACTTGAACTTGGCACGACGGCTAGTCGCGCTCTTGGGGTCGTAGCCACCGACTGGCCTCTTGAACTCGCCAGTGCTGGGCTTGAATTTCTTCTGGGCCTCCTTCTTGCGTCTCTTGGCCCTCTCCTTGGCGCTGGACTTCAGCAACTCGGACCAAGCATCGCCCATCGGCTCACCTGCCTCTATGCTATCTTGCCAGTTAGGGTCGTTATGCTCAGGTCTTGCAGCAAAATATTGTGCCAAATCAAAGTCCCCTTTTTCATGAAAGCGTTGCGCTAAATTATTTTGAGTACAAGCACTGCATCTCGATAAGGCGCCACGTATGGAATCATAAGGCTGACCACACTCATTACAAATGTCAATTGTCCTTTCTTTCATCAAACTCGACCAAGCATCGTCCATCGGCTCGCCAGTGGCGACCATCTCACCACGAGCGGCTCCCGGTCCCTTGGCGCCTCCGGCGAGGCTGGATAGGAATCCGAAGTTCCCGGCAGCGCCTGTCTGAGCGTGAATCTCCCTGTCGGCGTCGACCTTCTTCGAGTCGTCGATGCCGTCCTCGTCGCTGTCGAACTCACGGAGCATGGATGGTCTCACCTTGATGTGCTTTCGTGAGCGTTCCTTCTTGGCCTGCTTCTCACGGGCAGCCTGCTTCTTCTCCTTCTCCTGCTCCTCGTACTTCGGGTCACCGGGATTGTAGTTGCCGTCACCGTCGTTGTTGCGGAACATCGTCGAGGATTCCGAGCGCGGGTTGTAGATTCGGGTGTCCGAAGTGCGTCCCATCATCCCCTCTGTCATTCCGATTCCCCCATGTGATACTTCGACGAGCGTGTTAGCGCACGGGCCACCCGTTCATAGAACTGTTTGACCATCGGGGGTTCCGTGAAGCAATCCCCCATGCCGTAGAACTCCTGCTCTATGAGAGGTAGAATCTCCCTCATCTCCTTCCTGATGGGGAATATAATCTCAGGCTCGTCGCACTCGCATATGGTTCTCAGGTTAGCAACCAATGTGGGTATCTTGGTGCCGAACTCGAGCACGTGCAGCCCGCTGTCGCCCAAGTAGAAGTTGAATCTCTCGAAGAGCAGAGCCACGTAGTCTAGGAAGAGGGGCAGTTCCTTCTCGTTGATTATACCGGTGTGGGTTGATTTGACGAGCGCGTGGCCGGGGTGGGACTGCTGCAGGAGGTCGTGAATCTGGATGTACTGCTGCACGTCCCTCACAGGTCACCACCGGCCTGCTCTATGAGTTGAGCGCGTATCCTGCTCCACGTCTCGGGGGACTCCTTCGACATCTCCAACTTCAGGACGTTGATTGTCTGGTTGACGGTGGTCTCGTTGCTGTCGGAGCCCCAGTCGTTGTTGAGTTTGAGCATGTCCTTGAGGGACTCCCTGACCTCCTTGTGCAGGGACACCGCGTCTCGCACGAAGCCGTCCTCGTGCACTGAGCCCTCGGAGAGCAGTTCGCTGAGTTTCTCGTTGAGCCTCTCGACGTTGCCCCTGAGTATGTCGAGTTCCTTGCCCACGGTGAGAGCGACCTCCACGGCAGCCGTCCTCTGGACGAGCGGTTGGAAGTGGTGCTTCATGTGGTGATACACGCTGGATTCGGATACTTCCAACTCAGAAGCAATCTGTTCACTTTCACTTCCATCCTGAAAGTAGCGGGACTCGAACTCCGCTCGGTGCGGGTGGGAGCATATCTTGCATGAGGGATTGGCTGCCATGTGGTACTCCCCCATGTGATTCCTGTAGTGCCTGTCCGCTGTGTTGGCCCTCCAGCCCATGTCCTTGTCCATCTGCTTGGCGGTCATGTCGCCGGACATCAGCATCTCCTCGAGTTCGTCCCTCTGCTCGCTCTGGCAGAAGGCGCAGGAGCGTTTCGTGATGCGTGCGCCCCCCTCCATCAGAGGTACTTAAGGCAGCACGAAACATGAATGTTTCTTATCACATGCGCGATATACGGGCGTAGACCGCTGACAGGAATATCATCGAGCCGAAGAGTCCCACGAGGTAGAATGTGGCCTCGTTGGTGGACAACTCGTTAGCCCTGAAGACGAGTACTCCGAGCATGAGAAGGACTAGGCTGATAAGTTGGACCATGACCATGTCGACGACTACGCTTCTCTTAGGCGACCATAGGTCGAGACCCATTGCTGCGAACTGGGATGGTATTGGCATTCCGCTCATCATATCATCTTCCTCCTGTTAGTAGATTCCGTGTGAAGGAGCCTATCCCGGTTCCTACGTTCTCTATGAGATTCGGATTGGCCATGGCGGCATTGAGAGCCCCGGCCATCATGCTCTGATTGGCCATGGCGAGGACCTGCTGCCTCTGCATCTCAGCCTGCTGTATCGCCTGATTGGATGAGTTCTGCATGGTGGACAACTGGGCCATCACGTTCTCCACTGACAGGGTCTGCAGTTCCGATGGCAGTGATGTGACGTCGAGCCGCATCGAGCCGTCATCGTCGTCTATTGCGAATGTGGCGTTCTTGAGTATGTTGAGGACTGACATGCTGATGATGCCGGATAGCATCTCCATCAGCGCTGGCATCTGAGGGCTGACGATGAACTTGTCAATCGGTATGAGGGTCTTGAGCATCGAGTCGAGAATCTCGGTCTCCGACGGGGGTGCCACCGGCTGTCCGTAGTACTGGTTGTACTGGTCTCCGTACCCCGCTCCCGCGAACAGTCCCCCCATGAGCGTCTGTGCGGGCTGCTGTGCGCCCATACCCATGCTCTGCTGGGGCATCATCCCCGTCGGTGCCCCGGTCTGAGATAGGTTCAGGGTGGCGCTGGGCAATTGCTGCTGTGGTTGATTGTTTCCGAATCCGAACATCATTGCTCACCTACTGGTTGTTGTGTGATGGGGGGTTGTTGATTAATTATCTGCTGGAAAGCAGGGGTCGGCTGCTGCATCTTGGCCAACTCGTCTTGGAATATTCTCAGGTCGAAAGTAACTGTGGTTATGTCGTTCAGTCCCGTCATAGGATTGGTGTAGTGATTGATGTTGATGCCCTTGGTGACTCTGGAGTCCCTCTCGAGCAACTCGAAGAAGGGCTCGTACTTGGCGAGCATCTCGGGAACCGGTATCTCGTCCTTCTTCATCGTGGAGACGGGGACCGTCACTATCGACACTCCCCTCTTGACCTTGTCCTTGAATCTCGATGGCTGCATCTCGTTCTCCTTCTCCTGCTCGGCCTCCCACTTGCACAGGAGGTGGTACAGGTGCAGATGCTCTGGGCAGTAGGTGCCTCTCATCTTCCTGCCGCTCGTGACGTTGTCCATGGCGAGGAATGCGGATGGCTCGCCTGTCACGGGATTCTGCCAGTACATCTCCCACAGGCTGCGACCGGTGTCCTCGTCGCATATCTTGGCATAGAGGTTGTCATGCTGTATGAGTTCGGAGCAGTTGCACCCGTCGACCACGCATACGTTGGTCTGCTTGTTGTACAGGTACTTCGAGCCCCATAGTCTCGCTGGGCTGAACAGCCTTCTCTTCGCTGGGCGAAGTAATCTGTAGGCCTGCTTGATGTCCTTCTTGCGGGCCTTCCTCGGGTCAGCGTGAGTGCTGGGATAGAAGTTCACCTTGGGAACCTCTAGGTTCTTCTGCTCTGCCATCTGCTGCATCTGCTGCTGCGCTGCGGCCTGCTCCATGAGAGCGGCCCTGTTGAGTTGGGGATTGCCCTGAGCGGCCAGTGCCATGAGGTGGGCCTCGTTGACGACGCCGAGTGACTGCTGGGGTGTTTGAGCCATGGGATTCGGAATGCCGCCCATCACGCCTGACCACCCTCCTTGACTGGTAGGACCTTGATGTACATTGAACTTCCGTCTGTGTCGAGCCTCCAACTCAGACGGTCCCCGGCAGCGAGGGAGAACTGCTCGACCAACCACATTGGGACAGTGGTTCTGAGGCTGTTGGAGCCACCACCGGTGGAGACCAGAGCAGTATCCCCATTGGTCTTGGCCATGTGAGTCGCATCCGTTGTTCATTCAAAAGGCTATTGATGGGGTCAATTATGAGGTCAGCAAATCAAGCATGCTTATTTCCACGTTCCAGCCTATGCGCGTGGCCATGAAAGAGCGCTTGCTTCTGATGTTCGCCTTCTGCAGCCTGATTAGGTCGTCGCGGAACGGGTCGAACACCTTGTGCTCGCCTATCCTCCCCTGCTGCCACAGGAGAGCGGCCTTGTCATCGAAGAAGCGGTCCGCCTTGTTTGCGACCAGCATCAGCACCTTCGGGGCGTACTTCTTCCCCTTCCATCTGCTCCTGAGCGTGCGATAGCGATACTTCCTGCCTACGAGTACGTCGACGAGGTACTTGAATCCGGCAACCTGCTCCATGCCCTCGGCCCCTCCTCTGAATGCCCTGTCGTCGAACATGTACACCACGGCCTCCACCTGTCTCGCAACCATGTCGTCCACCCACAGGTTCCAGAATCTCTCCTGACCCCCCATGTCGGCGGAGTTGACGACACGCTTCTCGCCCTTCCAACTTATCCTCTTCTTCGATGCTCTAGGCAGCAGGTACCTGTTGAGTATGCGGAAGTGCTCCGTCCTCTCGGACTCCGGTATCTCCTCCATCTCGCCGGGAGTGGTCATGTAGCGGTCCAGAGTGGTCTTGCCGACCATGCTGGTGCCGTAGATGCCGACGCTTCTCGGCTTCCATGCGTTGTAGAGATGCTGGCCCCACAACGCTGCGCCTACCAGAACGCTGCCAGTCGCCGACATCCGTAATCAACTCACCAGACCGAGAAGCCACTGACCGGCCTCCTCGACCTTGGAGGCTGCCCAGTCGCCCGTGAGTTCCCACACGCCGATACTCGTGTAGTACTCGAGAGCGCTGGTGCCGAGCACGCCGATTGCGAAGGCTATGACCGTGCGTACCCATCCTATGCCCCATTCGTACACGTTGTCGACCGTGTTGGCAAGGTGCATTGCGCGAAGCGTTTCTTCCACTGAATCGTCTTTAGGGGTCTTGAAGATGCGTCCCATCACTCATCACCACGGGCCTTCTTGTATCTAAGGTCCGGGGTTCCATCCTTCTTGAGACGTATGTTACCCTCGTTGGCGCCGAGGTTGAGGGAGGGTGTGATTGAGGCCTCGTGAACGGGGGTGCCCGGATTGAATGTGCTGTGCATGTCCGAGCCTAGATTCAGCCCGTCTCTCGCTGAGCCCGTGGGGCTGAAGCCGCTCGGCACCTTGCCGGGGTTCTGCTCCATCCACCTGAGTTCCTTCTCGAGTTCGGCCTCAGCCTTGCGCAGTTCCATCTCCGACCTCCTCTGGTCGAAGGTGACCTGCATGTTGCGGAACCTAGACTGCTGGGTCCTCTGCATCTCGTTGATGCGTGCCCTCTCCTGCAGGTTCCTCTCGAAGAACATCTTGAACATGTAGTAGGCGAGGCCCTGCACCGCGAAGGCCCCCATACCGTAGTTCAGCCCGTTCATCCAGACGTCTTCGTTCACTAGCCATAGTTCAGAGTCGAAGATGGCGACTGCCACTCCGATGAGTGCCGACTGGCTCAAAATGAGTCCCATGAGCCTTATCTCGGCGTCGTTGTTGTCTTGAGACATAGTATGACCCCTGTTGAGGCCAACAGTGAGGTCAACATAAAGGTATGGTGAGAATCTGTCCAACTGTCCGATGTATAGTCTATACATTTAGATATATACTTACTTGTAGAGTATATCGTACAGATGAATAATCGGACTAATCGGACATTTGTCGTTGCAGACGTTTCGCCTGCAGACGGCGATACATACGCCTCCGCCGGGCGTCTCGCTTGTATTTTTCCCATTCGGCTTCTCTCTCTCGATGGTTTCTGAGCATCCGCTCTTTCTCATATTGATTCCTAGGCCAATGGCCTTCCTTCTCATATCGTCCCCAAAGTTCCTTCCCTTGACTTGACCTATCGAATGATGGTATGATGACTGCGCCATCCTCCTCGTCTCGGATATTCGCAGACAAATCATACAAAGCAGAGGCCATGCCCATTCTACGATGAGATGGCTCAGTTTTAGTGCCCCAAGCGTAGTCCCTATCTCCGCCAGTCAACACAAGATGCGATAGGGCATCGCTAGTCATGACAGAGCCTTGAGTCAATTCCGGTCTTTGTCCCGGCCTGTAAATACCGCTCTCATAGCCCAACCCGAAGTCACTAGCAACCATGGGGAAGACCTCTCCGGTTTCAGGGTGGATGAAGTTGGCATGGTATTGCTTGTCTCCCACCTGCTCTATTGAGTCGTAATCAAGTGGCATCTTGAGCAGTGCCCATGCTTGCTCGAAGGGATTCATTCTCTTAACCTCCTCAACTGCTCCTCTATGTGGGCTATTCTTTCATCTGTTGAGAAACGACCACCGGAAGTATCGAGAAAACCTCTCGTCTCTTCATAATAGTCAGGGTCTTCCTTGTAGTCAGCCAAGAGTTGCTCTACATCTCTAGCAGTCTCCTCACGACTCTGAATCTCATGAGGTAGATTTCTCGCCATCCCAACCATAGTAGTCTCCGGGTCGCTATCCAAATGGTGCATTTGCTTGGTTTCGGGTGCTACTCTGATTTGTGGGATGCCGCCTCTCATGCTAGGAGCGTTCACATCAGAACCCATGAGTGCATATTCTAAAGCCTCGTCATAACTCATAGGCCAATAACCCGTATCGGGGTCGCCTTCCTTACCACCTTGATACAACACATCCCTAACTTCACCATCGATGTTGTATGGTGCTTTGAGCAAGGCCCACGCTTGGTCGAAGGCAGTCATCTTTGCCTCCTGCTGGGCCATCTGTCCCTCCCCTCGTGCTTGGCCCACATTCTTTGGGCATTTTCGGTTTGACTATCATCACGCACGATTACATGGGCACCTCGTGTCTCTCTGTCTAGGATATCGGCGGCCATATCGTACATGGCAGTCCCATGACCCTGATGCTTGTAGTTCCTGAACTGATTGAGGTATTCCTCTAGACTCATGTCGAAATCAGGGTCATTCTGAACTTTCTGACGATATGCCCTAATTTTATTGCCTACAGGACCAGCCTCTTTGACTCTCGGTGTACCTATCATGTTTCTATTGCCGTAGTTATCATCGCTTTGCTGAGGACCAAAGAAAGCATCCGCTATCGAATGCTCATAATCAGCGTCCTGAGAGAAATACTTCTCACGAATCCCTGCATCAGGCACATCACCTATATCCTCTACAGGATGATTAGGCGATAGAATGTTCATTTCTATCTCAGGATGTAAAAATCTCCCATGTATCGTGTCTACTTCTGGCAGGGTGACATCGGCAACCATCGGGTGAATCTCACCAGTCTCAGGGTGCTTGAAGTCAGCGACATACCGAACCATTTCATCACCAGCATCATCCTGTGAAGTGCTATGTCTAGTCAGACTGCCCGGCACCATCGGCATCTTGAGCAGGGCCCACGCTTGGTCGAAGGGGTCCATCAGACCACCCTCAACGTGCCTCGGTTCTTGAAGTGCCTCGCCCTGTTCGCATGCTCGGGCTCGAGCGTCAGCCTCCCACCCTGCGTGTGGCTGACGTCCATGTGGTCCCCAGTGCCGTAGATGCCCCTCCTCCGTCTCTCAGCGTGGAGTTCGCGCTGGTACTTGCGCCGCTCAGGGGTCTTCTCGTACTGCTTGTCGTATGCCAACTTGCGCCTCATCGCCTCGGGCGACTTGCGCTCCTTGAGCAGTCGGAAGGCGATGTCCATCGGCTCCTCGGACTTCAACTGGGTGTATCCCATACCCTCCGGCGTCCCTCCCACGTCATCACCTCCCGCGTCTGAGTGGGTGAAGACCCTCTCCACTCTCAATGCTTTCGGCGTCCAAGGCTGCTGCATCTCCCCTCTCCATTCATCCCTGCGCAGCATGGTGGTCTGCAATTTCGCTGTGCCGGGGTAGTCAGGGTGCTCGCGTACTATGCCCACTATAGTATTTCCATTCGAGAGGGGCCTTCCCCTGATGTCCACGCCATCCGGGTTCCTGTCCCTGTCGAGTATGTGGGTCCTGATTGCCACGCTGGAAGGGGCGCCGGGGAGGAACCTACCGTTATTCCCGACAATGCCCTTGTCCCTCAGAACCTCTGCGATGCGCTGCTTGACCTCGTCGGACTCCTCCTTCGAGTGGATTCTCCTCTCGTCCCCGAGCCTATGCCCAGCATGCCCCCTCCAGAAATCACGTTGGAACTGGATGCCTGCTACTGGGGGATGGGGCGGCCTGCGTCTGGAGACCCTGTATTTGAGGACGAGCCAAGCGACGTCCATCAAGTCGCTCAAACCACCACATCACTATCTTCTATCGCTCATCATCTGCGTGAGTTGCTGATACATGCTGTTGGCCATCGCCTGAAGTTCCATCTTCCTCTGAGGGTCCTGCTCTGCCCGTGCAGCGGCGTCCAACTCGTGCACTCTCTGCCTCGCTGCCTGCAGTTCCATCATATCGGAGGTCGCTGAAGAGACGCCCATCTGGTTGTAGTTCTTGAGGAGCGACCAAGCCATGTCGAACGGCACATCGGAGCGTTGAACCATGTCTGCGCCCTTTGGCTGCAGTGTCATGATGTTTCTCCTTCTCTCTCCCTCCATGGGACCAAAAGGTGGATTTTTAGGATTATTTTGCTCCCTTCGAGCAGCATCTTGAATCGCTTTCCTTCTCTCTGCCATTAGCCTCTCCGCACTCAAGGCGTTCGCAGGGTCGTAGTACTGCCTGTTCCCTTCGGTTCCTGCGTATATGCCGCTGGTTCTGGTGTAGGGCAGGTTGTGCTGTCTCGCTATTTCGGCGAGGGTGGTAGGCTCGTCACGACCGAAGCCGCGAACCGCGAGTCCTTTCTTCTTCTCGTCCTTGTCCGGCTTGGCCGTGTCCATGGGCGACTTGGGCGACGGCTTGCCCACCGCTATCACGAGAGTCATGCCCTTCTTGCCCTTCATTGTCTCGCCTCCTGCTGCATCCTTCTGACCAGTGCCAGCAACTCTTCCCTGCTCATCTCATCGTACTCGTCCTCGGGCAACTGGTCCAAGAACCGCTCAAGTCCCAATCGTTCGGAGGCTTTAGCGGCTCTTCTCTGCTCAGGCGTCATCTCCGCCTGCTGCTGGGGGTCGTCGGGGTAACCCCGGTCGGTGCTGTCGTAGAACGCCTTCTCCAGTGATTCCCATGCCATCTCGAATATATCAGTCATCTCGCTCTTGCCACCCTTACTAATCCTGTCTGCCTTCTCATCTTCGGACGTACGTTTCCACGACCGACTTGCCTCTTGTACTTGGCCTTCGTCTTGCGAGTCTTGACTTTGCGAGCCTGTCGCTGAACTTTGGCCTGTGCGACCTTCTTAGGCCTTTGAGAGATGTACGAGTCTTTCTTATAGCCGAATTGACCTTTGATAAGGTCAAAGAAGACGTCAAAGGATTCCGCAATGGTGACTCACCTGCACCGGCATATGAACCAGCAGCATTTTACAGTTCCGATGAAACGGGGTGTCGTGGCGGAACCTGCGGGCCAACTTTTTCGGTCATCTGACATAGGTGTTGTTCTCGGCTCTCACACCGCAGGTCCCGTCACGCTCAGCAAGCAGGACCACGAGCGTGCCATGGATGCCGCCTTCAGCGTACTACAAGCCGATGACGACATCGGGAAGGGTGGCCCGCTCGCTCTTCTCGCTCCTCTCGCTGCAGGCGCCGGTCGTCTGGCAATGGGCGCGGGTCGCGCTGTGCTGGGCAGCAAGATGGGTCGGATGGGTCTTGCTGGCTACGCAGGCGCCAAGGTGGCGGGCGCTGGTAAGGAGTCGACTGACGCAGGCACGGCACAGGCACCGCAGACAGGCAATCCCGCACAGCAGGGAGCAGGCAACTCGGCGTTCGACAAACTGAAAGAGCAGCAAGAGCAGCAGGCGATGATGGAGCAGCAGCAACAGCAGCAGATGAGCCAGAACCTACGCGCCAGTGCGAATCCAGCGTCTACGAATACCACTCAGTTTTCCTGATATGAAGCGCGTCAGCCGCTCTGTCAGCGGCGTGTCTGTTATCGACTCGGCATAGAGGCGGGCGGCCTCGAGCCTCGACCTGTTTATCTCCTGCTCTATCGGTATGCCGTAGAACTCGGCCCAGTCTACGATATACTCGGTCGGCAGGTTGCCGAAACTGCCCGGAACGTACGGGCACCCGCCCAGTCCGCCTATGCTGGAGTCGAACTCCCTGATGCCGGAGAGGTACGCCGTGGTCAGCAGTTTGTCGAATGACATCTTCTTGCTCTGGGGCTCGTGCAGGTGCAGTGCGAGCCTGTCCATGGACACGTGCTTCCTCGCCATCTTGATGACCTCCGTCATCCTCCCCTCCGTGGCCATCCCGGCTGTGTCGGCGAGCACGACAGTCTCGGCGTTCTCGGAGCACCACAGCAGGCAGTCCTCCACCGACTTGCTGTCCCAATCGTCGAAGGGGGAGTCGAAAGCGAGGCTGATGTAGGCCCTGACGCTCTCCTTGGACACGCTCTCGAGGGCGGAGTCGTACTTGTCGAACACCTCGGACAACTCGAACGTGCCGTGATTCTCGTTCAGGAACGCGGGAGAGGGGCTGACGTAGACGTTGAGCAGTTTAGCGCCCACGCTCTCCGCAATCTCGACGCCCTTCTTGTTGGGAACGAGCACTGAGAGGCCTGTCACCCCCTTCAGTTTATCAAGCAGCAATAAAAACAGGTCCTTCGTGTCCTCCATCTGGGGCACGTGCTTCGGATTCACGAAACTGCCGATTTCTATCCGGTCCAGACCGGCGTCCCTGAGCATCTCGATGAGGTTGAACTTGCTCTCGACGGTGATATCGCCCTCGAGGTTCTGCAGACCGTCCCTCGGACCCACCTCGAAAAGGCGAATGACCTCGGACATGACCTTGCGGAATCACCGTTGGACATCAATGTACCGGGCGAACAGCATGCTGGCCTCCTCTTCCATTATTGGGTCACCGCTGTTCATCGCCTTGGTGAGCGTGTTTATGATGAGCGCCTTCTCAGAATCGCTGAACTGCGAGCCTTCTGGCTGAGTCTTCAACAGGAACCAAGCCTTGAGGAAGGCGTCCGGGGTCTGCGTCATCAGTAGTAATAGCATGGCTGTTTTATATATGAACCCAGCGACGAGAGGTGCATGGGGTCTGTGGCAGGGTCAATGTGGAGAATCATATCCGACGTGCTGGTAGACCTCGGCATCAAAATCGGCATTCTGGCGGTGTTCCTGCTCACCGCGCTCGCGTGGGCGCTCACGAACTAAAAAGACTGGTGGAAGTACTCTTCACGAGACTATGGTGTCATCGGTGATGTCATACTCGTAGTCCGGGTTGCTCGGGACGGATGCTCCCGCTTGTCTAAGTTCGTATAGCCTAGCGTCCAAGTATCCTTTGGCACCGGGAAGTACCTCTGATATGCCTCCAGAGGAGTCTCTTCCTCTCATGGCCATCCTCGTGGCCTGCTCCAGCACATGGGCCGGCATCTCACGCTGAGCGAAGCCGCCTTGAACGAAATCGCTATCCAGAGCATGACCCACCTCATGAGCCACGAAAGGCGCCACTTCCTCACCGAATCGCCTTGCGGTCTCATCCTCATACAGATGCTCGTCTTTATTATCCCAAGCAGCCGTTTCAAGGGCATACGGCAGCCCAAAAACCCCAGTCGTCATCGCCATGTTGACCTTCTTGTCTATGTGACTCGGCCATATCTCCTCCGCCTCGGCCTCGGTAATCAATTTACCACGTATGCCTTCGAGCGGGTCGTCGTAGAATACGAATCCGGGCAGGCCCGGAACGGGCTGAAACACGTTGTGCCTGTACATCGTGATGGCTCTCGCCGGTGGTAATCCCATGGGTTTCGTTTTACCGTCCTCGAAACCCCTCAATTCGGGGAACCTCTTGTCCCTGCTCCTTCTCGTCTCCACGTCGTAGTCGAACTGGGTGACGCCCTTCAGCAGAGACCACGCTCGGTCGAAGGGACTCATCCGTGAGTCCCCCTAATGACTTTGACTGGTAAGGGTGTATCACCGTGACCACGAGCGAAGAGTTCGGCCATTCTGTGTCTCCCTTCATGGTATACATCGGGGTCAAAATCGGAAAAAACATACGGCATACCGAACTTGATGTCCTCTCCCGCCTCTGCCCTATCCATCATATCTTGGTAGAAATTATCATCTGCTTCTCTTGGAGAAGATTTTCTCCCCAATGCGTCAATATATATGCCTCCTTTTTCCTCACCCGAAGTCATTTTTCCATATTCACCGGGCGTTATGTACTGAATCTCTCCTTGTCCTTTACTTGGGTCAGCGGGAACATATCCATACACATTATCCATTGACCTCCAATGGGGGTCGTCATCACCTTGCGTGACGAACTGTATACCGGGAATACCTGTCTCGTATACAGGCATCTTGAGCAGGGCCCAAGCCTCGTCGAACGCGCCCAACCTAGTAGCCTCCCTGCATGGGAGCCTCTCCTGATTGATTACGGGCAGCCAACCTGCCCTTCCTGTGGTTCGCCTCGACCAGTTCCTTGGTCTTGTGGCTCATCGTGAGCGCCTTGGCGTCTCTGTACGGCATCTTCAGCGTCTCGACTAGGAAGTCTATGAGCGCCTCGGGGTCCAAGTCCTTGTGCGAGTACTCCTCGACGCCGTTGTCCTCCTTGGGCATCTGACCTCCCATCATCGGGGCCATCTTGAATACCTCGGGTCTGCCTTGTTCGCCTATCCGAGAGAAGACGCTGCCCCTGCTCATCTGTGCCGCTGCGTCTATTGGGTCCTGCCCCTCATTATAGCGGTAAGCAGTTAGCCCACTACCGTCCCCACGATAGGCGTCTGCTGTCCCTCGTCTAGCGAGCATGCCCTGTATGGCGGGGTGCATGGTGCCGGAACCCCTGCCTTTGTTACGCAGCAGTTGTATCAGCGTGCGCTCGGGGGCGAAAATTGATTCAGGGTAATCGGTGTATCGTATATTTCGGTCTTGTATCTGCTGCTCCTCTAGCGCCTTGAGCATCGACCATGCGGCATCGAAGGGCGCTACCATGCATGGGCAGGAGGGGGTCCACTACATGAAAATTTTTGAAAATTTTTCTCGGAGGGCCTCCCACCGAAATTTTGTCGCAGCGCTGTGCGCCCCCAAAGGAGCCGCTAAAGTACCCGCTAAACTATCCCTCCGGCTAAGGGGGGTTCCGCTAAAGGGCACTGCGCCCCTGCTCCCACCCCGCTAAAGGCCCCGCTAAAGGGGGCTGGGCTTGGGGGCGTCGGGTGGGCGCGGTGTGGGCGTCACGCCCTCGCACAGGCTCGCAGTGCAGCGGTTTTGGCATGGGGTCGGTGCTGGGCTGCCACCACGCCCACCCCAAGCCGATGCCGAACCGACCCACCGTGCGGCTGCGCCTGTACGATTGGCCTTGCCACCAAGCCGAACCCACTGCGCCACGTTCACCCTCCCATCCATATGGGTAGCAGTTTGCTGCCTCCTTGGAGCGATAGCGACCCAACGCTCCCGCTAATGCGTCCCGCTAATGTGCGCGGCCACGTGAGTCGGCAATCCAAATCGATGGACCAAGGCCAATTCATATTTAAAGAAGCAAGACAGTAAG